ATGATCCAAAAATTTGATAAAGAAGGTAAGTTGACTGAGTGTAAAATAGAACCAACTGGTATAAGCCTAAGCAATCTTTTTTGATTATTACATCAATGAAACTTCGTCGAATTGCAGCGATCTGCAACGATCTTGCAGCTAAAAGTAGTCATCGTCACAAACATGGAGCAGTCATTTTTAAACAAGGTAAGATCATTTCGAGGGGATATAATGAAACAAAAAGGGGAGTGGGAGGGCTTAAAGGATATTGGTCAGGATCACTTCATGCTGAAATTTCCAGTATTATTGCTGCGAACTGTAGTATTAGTGGTGCTAACCTTTTCGTTGTTCGTAGCGGTCTACGCAATAGCCGTCCTTGTGATTGCTGTCTCGCCGCTATAAAACACGCAGGAATAAAGAAGTTGTTTTATTCACATAATGGTGGTATAATAGAGGAGAAGGTTTAGTTTTCTTACTAATTAGTAAGGGGCCGGGAATAAGACCCGGCTCCCTATTGACAAAAGGAGGTTTGTATGGTATAATATATTAACTACTAAGATATATATAACTACTATAATATAATAATAACTATAATATAATAATACTTAATGAATATAGATTCTCTAATAATTAAATATTTACTAAATAGTAACTACTACAATAAGTATTATAAATACTTAGATATTAACTATTATAAGAATAATAATAAGTTAATATATAAGCTACTTGTAGTCCTCAATAAACTCCACGAGGACTATCAGAAAGAAGCTTACAGTCCTGTAGAGCTTCTAACGGCTGTCCACTCTGCTTATCCTGCCATGAAGGCAGACGAAGCAGACTTCTTCGATACCTTCCTGTCCAAACTCGAAGAGATCGAGGTCGATCCTGCACTAGCAGACTCCCTGTTCGACAGCTATCGCCAAAAGTCTGTAGCACACTCAATCGCAGCTTCGGCTGTTGATGTTGTAGAAGGGCGGTTAGATTTCTCGGATTTTAGTATTTCTGTAGAAAAAGAACTAGGTGAGGCTAAATCCACTACAACGGCCTCAGATCAATTTATTTGCGTGGATGTAGGGCTGGATACCATCCTAGCCATTTCAGAGGCTTCTAGGGGCCTTAAATGGCGTCTAAACACCCTCCACAAGATATTCGGACATATGCAAAAGGGGGACTTTGGGTTTATCTTTGCCCGCCCCGAGGTAGGAAAGACCACATTTCTTGCATCTGAATGCTCTAATTTTATTCAACAAACGGATAAGCCCCTGCTCTGGGTTAACAATGAGCAGCGTGGTAGTGCTGTAATCCTTCGTTTCTACTCTGCCTACTTTGGAGTCTCCGAAGCCGAGATTCGGTCAGGAGCAGAAGAATATAACAAAAGATTCAAAGCAGAGGTTGGAGATAAATTCAAATTCATAGATGATCCCTCAGTATCCAAACTCAAGATTGAGGCGATCTGTGCTGATCTAGAACCCGCTGTGATGATATTTGACCAGTTGGATAAGGTCAATGGGTTCGAGGGTGAGCGATATGACCTAGTAATGAAACAAAAATATCAATGGGCTAGAGAGTTAGCCAAGAAGTACGGTGTCGCTATTGGCGTGTGTCAGGCCGGTGGAACAGCCGAGAACAAGAAGTACTTAGATATGAATGATGTAGACTCCAGTCATACAGCGAAGCAAGGTGAAGCCGATTTTATCATTGGGATTGGTAAAACCTCAGATGCCGGATTCGAGGCTATGAGATACCTTTCAGTCTGCAAAAACAAGCTCCCTCATTCTGAGGGTATGGAGCCTTCGATGCGTCACGCTAAAACGGAGGTACTTATCAATGAAGACATTGCACGATATGAGGATAGACACCAATGGTAAAAAAGATCATGTTCTTTTGTCTTTGTTTGGGATTTACAATGTTAGGTTTCGGATTTGGTAATTTCTTTAAAGAGAGGCAAATTGAAGTAGATAATTTTGTACTGAAGAAAGAGTTTTATGAGTGTTATTTGGGTATGATTTTACCTGACCCAGAACAACCAAGAGTATGTGTAGTATATCGAGCGAAAGGATTAGACTTAGGTGCGTACCCTAATAATCGACACAGAGACAACAACTCGGAACAAGGGAAATCCATTCGATCCAACGAACAAATTGTGCGTGATATCTTGGAAAACTAAAGACTCCACAGGTATATACAAGATCGAGTATGACGATGAACCTTATGGCGCACAACTAGCTGCGTTACAGCACTTAATCAATATTCACGACGAGCTAGTATTCTGCAACGCTAAGTTTGATCTACATTGGCTACGGAGATATGGGATTACCTTCAAGGACAAAAAGGTTTATGATATATCTGTTGCTTACTTTATTCTTACTAGGCAGACACATAAATTTCCAAGTCTTGATGAAATCTCCGAGTATTGCGGAGCAGGAAAAAAGATTGATAAAATCAAGGAATACTGGGATAGTGGAATAGATACTCCTCAGATTCCATACAACGAGCTTTGTGAGTATGCCCTACTTGATGCCGCCCTAACCGAGAAGTGCTATCTGTTCCTAAATGAAAAGTTACTAATTAGTAACAATCTAAGGAAGCTAGTATCTCTGGCCCATCAAGACACTCTAGTTCTAGAAGAGATGGAGTGGAATGGTATGAGGTATGATTCCGGAGCCTCGTTAAAAGAAGCAGATTCAGTAAAAGAAGTTATGGATGGTATTACTGGGAAACTGTGCGAGGTATTAGATCATCCACATGGTAAGGACATTAACTGGGACTCTCCTAAACAAGTTAGTGCAGTGCTTTACGGAGGGGTTGTTTCCATTCCTTATAAAGAGACATATACCTTCAACTACAAGGATGGCCGCACAGCAGAGAAGCAACGGAAGGCTATTAAAGAGATCATATTTCCTAGACTGGTTGAGCCAGCAGATAGATCAGAAACAGACGTAGCAGGTGTTTGGTCGATTGCGGAGCCGATCATATCTAACATATCTGCCAAGGGCAAAGGTAAAGCTATCATTGATCTACTGCTTGTTCATGCAAAGCTTGGTAAGCTACACGGCACATATCTAGCCGGTATTCCAAAGATTATGGATAAGCACGGTTGGGTTGGTATGATTCATGGCCAATTAAATCAGACTGTTGCTGTTACTGGTAGGCTATCCTCAAGTGCTCCCAATATGCAAAATATGCCGGGGGACGTAGATAAGTACTTCATTAGCAGGTTCGATGATGGTAAGGTAGTGCAGTTTGATGTGAAAGGTTTGGAGGTTCTTTGTGCTGCATATATATCTCAAGACCCTGTTCTGATAAAAGAACTACGGGATGGAGAAGATATCCACTCGAACAACCAAGCTGCTTTTAAGCTGTTAGATAGGCTTGCTGCAAAGAGGTTTATGTTCAAGATGATTTACGGAGGGACTGCCCAAGGATTTGCTATGGATGCAGACTTTCTATACTTGAAGATGTCAGCAAGACGTTGGCAAGAAGTAATTGATGCTTTCTATGCCAAATATCAAAGTATTGCTAAGTGGCATAGTGTTCTTATTGCAGAGGTTCTTAGAACAGCCCAATATACGATTCCGTCAGGCCGAGAGCTAGATTTCAGACAGCCTCTAACTAAGCCTGAGTGGTATTATGTACCAAAGATAAAGAACTATCCTGTACAGGGCTTTGGTGCTGATCTTGTAAAGCTGGCTAGGATATCTTTGTATAAAAGAATGATGGCATCGGGATGTAAATCGTTGTTAGTAAATACCATTCACGACTCTATAATCATTGACATACCTGAGAAAGAATGGTATAATATTAGTATGATGGTAAAGAAAGTGTTTGAAGACCTTCCAATAAACATTAAGAATGTGTGGGAGTTTGATATAGGCCTCAAGATATCGACAGAGGCTTCGATTCTAACAACAGGAGAAGAGCTACATGATTAAGCAAGGTAAGGTTGTATCAGTAGGATTCGATGTAGAAGTCAAGAAGAACGCTGGTGGGACGTATCCTGCATGGCAACTTATCTACACGGTCGATGGTAAGGTCGAGAGTCTACAAAAACACATGAAAGGTCTTGGCTTCTCTCCCGGTCTTCGGGAATCACTAGCCAGCCTAGTTGCGGGAGATGATGTTACAGTCCAACTTGAGAAAAAGGGAGACTTTTGGGAAGTGGAAAAAATTACTAAGGGCCATAGCGGTACACCTAGCGTTGCTGGTTCTACTGCTACCACAAAAGTTGCTGGAAGTAATTACGAAACTAAAGACGAACGTGCTGCACGGCAGCGATTGATTGTTCGACAGTCTAGCCTAACAGCCGCTATCAATTTCTATGTAATGAATGGGGAGAAGAAGGTTGCTTTACCTGCTATTCTAGGTTTAGCAGAAGAATTCACAGACTTTGTATTTGAAGCCAATAAGTATCAAGTTGAGCCGGAGGTAATGTAATGTACTGGATCGATTACTACGAAGTAATTAACTACAAGTCAGAAGAGAAGCAGTTTAAGCTAGATGCCGAATACAAAACGGCTACCAAGTCCCTAGAGCGGGCTACCTTTGTGGATAACGCCTCTGATGCTCCTGCCATCTTTCGAGCATGGCGCAAAGAGTTTAAAGACCTAAAGGTAGAGTAATGTTAGCTCTAATAGATGGCGATCTAATTGCTTACCGCTGCGCTGCGGCCTCAGAGAATGAGGAAGATTGGATTGCTATCTCTAGGGCTAAGGAATCTATAGAGCGTATCTTGGATTCCACTAGGGCTACAGAGTGTCAAGTGTGGTTGTCAGATACTCCCGAAAACAACTTTAGATACCAGCTTTACCCTGAGTACAAGGCCAATAGGCCTCCAGAGCGTCCTCGCTGGCTAAAGATGTTGAAGGAGTATTTGGTAACTGATTGGCAAGCTCTGTTAGCTGTTGGACAAGAGGCAGACGATTCTCTAGGGATTGAACAAGTAAATAGAGAAGACTCAGTTATCTGTTCCATTGACAAAGATATGTTGATGATTCCGGGTAGGCACTATAACTTCGTGAAAGAGCTTTTCATAGAGGTTACTCCAACTGAAGGCCTACGACATTTCTACAAGCAGATCATGTCAGGAGATAGGACAGATAATATTATCAAGCCAGAGCACCTTAGGGGTTTTGGTACAAAGAAGATAGACGCAATGCTAGATTGTGTTTACGATGAAGGTGAGATGTTTGAGCTAGTGCGAGAAAAATATAAAAACGATACCCACTTACTACTCAACGGGAGATTACTTTGGATAAGAAGGAAAGAAAAAGAGCTTTGGGAGTTTCCGACTACACAACAAGGGGTGGAGGACACGCCAGAGTATTCTTCGTTTATCCTGAGCAGCCTAGGTCCCTAGTAGGTTGTTACTTCACAGGAGAGCATTGGGTTCCTTCGTCTTGGATGCCTAATGGGGAGTGGGCAGACTATCCAACCGATCTAGATATTGTTAAATGAAACCACAATCAGCTAAAGCAAAAGGCCGCAAGTTGCAACAAATGACTCGGGACATGATCCTTAAAACATTCCCAGAGTTAACTAGTGACGATGTGCGATCAACTTCGATGGGTTGCGGTGGGGAGGATGTACAACTATCCCAAGCAGCACGAAAGTTCCTACCTATCCAGATCGAATGCAAAAACAAAGCAAAGATTGCTGTGCATACGTGGTATCACCAAGCGGAAGAACATGGCAAACAAGAGCCTATCCTTGTTATAAAACAAGACCATGACATTCCTCTTGTGTTGATGGATGCAGAGTTTTTCTTTCTTTTAATGAGGAAAATAAATGGAAGTTTTTAAAATTGCAAAAGTGATTGATCCTACGGAGGGTACTGAGGTCCATATTTACCTCACCGAACAAGAAACCCAGACCCTCCTGCAATATGCTCTTAACTATTTAGTGACTCTAGGTGCTGTATCTTTGTCCGATAGTAAGGATGGTGTTAACATCAAGGATTTAGACCCATCTGTAACAGGAAAGCCTAACTAATGAAACATCTAGTGATTCCAGACACTCAAATAAAGCCCGGTGTACCTCTGGACCACATTACATGGGCTTCTAAGTATATTGTAGAGAAGAAGCCTGATGTGATTGTGATGATTGGTGACTGGGCTGATATGTCCTCTTTGTCGTCTTATGACGTAGGTAAGAAGGACTTTGAAGGCAGAACCTATACAGCGGATATTGAAGTGGCTAATGATGCTCTCTCTATGCTTATGGGTCCAATTGAAGCTGAGCAAGCACGACTCAAGAAGAACAAAGAAAAGACTTGGAATCCTCGTAAAATCTACACACTAGGCAACCATGAAAACAGGATTAACAAAGCAGTCAATACAGACCGGAAACTCGAAGGACTTATCAAGACAGACGATATCGCGTTTAGATCGTGGGGGTGGGAGGTATATGACTTCCTCCAGCCTGTCATTGTGGATGGTATTGCTTATTGTCATTATTTCACTACTGGCGTTATGGGTCGTCCTGTTACTTCCGCTAGGGCCATGACAAGCAAGAAACACATGAGTTGTACGATGGGCCATGTGCAGAACACAGAGTTAGATATGTCTTCTGTTAGGGCTGATGGTACTCCTATCATTGGTCTGTTTGCTGGTTCTTACTGTCTACATGATGAAGACTATCTAGGACCACAAGGTAATCCTAAACATCGCCAGATTTGGGTAAAGCATGAAGTGAGTGATGGTTTTTACTATCCCCTACCAGTCTCAGTGAACTATCTGTGTCGAAAATACACAGGAATGGAGTTAGATGGATACCTTAACAAACTCTAAAACTAGAAAACTGATAAACACATCTTATTGTTGGTTCTCAAACAAAAGGCAACAAGAGTCTCGTAGATGTATCGAAGCTTTTAAACAGCCGATGCCAGTGAGCATCAACTATCTCAAGGAAAAGTATGGACATTGATAAGACGCTGGAAGAGCGCGGTTCAAGGTATGGAGATTTTAAAGGACAAGCAGAACTAGCACAGCACATTAAGCGTACTTTTTATGAAGGGCGTAATTGGGATAATCTAGAACCGGATGCTAAAGAAGCTCTTGAGACTATAGCCACTAAGATTAGTCGTATCCTGTACGGTGATCCAGAGTATACGGATAACTGGCATGATATTATTGGCTACGCTAAACTAGTGGAAGATAGGATTAACGGAATCATAAAATGAGTCATAAGATTTTCATTACCTATGATGTAACGGAAGTAGAACTTCCTAAAACGAAGAAAGAACTAGAGGAGTTGCTTACAAATGTTTACACAGAAGGATACCAAGACGGATATGATGATGGCCTT